TTGCGTTTGTCCCTGAAACACCAGAAGAGGCCGTAGTGCCCGACACTGTATGAGAGTGCGACGCATCAACTGAATAGCGCGTCACAGTACTCTGTGCTCCGTCAGCCCCGCCAGCTAAACCGGTAGCCGCAATAGACACAATGCCAGACGCAGCGGCGGGTTTACTAGCCTCGAAAGTGCCAGATAAAGATGCAGTGCTGGTGGTAGCACTGTATGTGTGCGTATGGCTTACAACAACGGCGTCTGCACTACCGCCAGTAGCGCCCGCTGAAAAACCGCCGCCGTTACCAATCAAAACTCTACCAGCACCAAACGCTGTCCAAGTTCCAAAGCCAAGCAGTGTGCCGGGGTTAGTAGCGACAGTGGCCGTATAAATTGCGCCCACGGGGAACAACAGATTGCCAACAAGCGAAGCTACGGCTGCGGCGGTGGTTACACCTGTACCACCAGAAGCCACTGCCAAAGTTGAAGACAGGCCAGCCGCTGTTCCAGTTGTATTTTGATTCAGCGTGGGGAATGTGCAGTTGGCGAGGTTGCCAGAGGCTGGCGTACCAAGCGCAGGAGCTGTCAGCACTGGGCTGGTCAGGGTCTTGTTAGTTAAAGTTTCCGAACCAGCCAAAGTCGCCAGTGTGCCGGTTGTCGGCAGCGTTACATTGGTGAGGGCGGTTGCAGTGAGCGTAACACCGAAAGCACCGGAAGTTGTAAGCGCCCCCGCAGTAGAAATGTTTCCACCAAGCGTAATTGTCCGGCCTGTATTCGCTACGCCTGTACCGCCGTTTGCGCCGAGCAAAACACCTGTGACGTCGCTGGTGCTAATGTCAATCTGATCCCAGCTTGTGTTTGTTCCGTCGGACTTTAAGTACTTACCATTGGCGCTTGTTTGGGATGGAGCCAACGCGTTAAACGCAGCATTGGCTGTGGTTTGCCCAGTACCGCCGTTGGCAATAGCCAGTGTTCCTGTCAAGTTGGACGCTTGCAACTCATTAAAGTTTGTGCCATCAGACCAAACCATGACCTTGGAGCCGTTGGTAACTATAATGCCTGTGCCCGCTGCGGTAGTGTTGCCAATCACAGTCGAGTTGTAAATGGTCATCGAGTAACCGCTGTTGTTGTACACGATGTACTGCTTGGACACTGGGGGAGCATAGACGTTGAACGCCGCGCCGGTAGTTGTCGTGAAGCGCAACATGGCGTACACAGATTGGTTCAAATTGGCGGTTGTGGTTGGGCCATTTAAATACGTCAAGGCTTGGCTGGCGCTTGTGACGCTAACAGTCTGATACCCCGCAATTGCAACATCAAAAATGTTAGAGAAGTTGCCGTTTGTAGTCGATCCCCAAGCACCTGCTTGGTCACCTGAACCAATTAACTCCGCCCGAAGGCTACTTGAATACGTGCTGCTCATAGAGACTCCTTATTGCTTACGCAGATTATGCTTCATGGGGCAAGATTTAGGTACAAACGGACTACGACGTAAGGGTAGGCCACACAACCGCCCAAGGAAATCCGGACTGTTGCGGGACATCTAACAAAGCCTGCCTGTATGCCGCAAAATTTTCTTTATCTGTAGTGGAAAGAGCCCCCCACCGCAAAGGGTTTGTGACAATTTGGTCAATGTCTGAAAGCAGCACGTTTCTCTGCTCTCGAATTAAGGCCGCTTTAAAAACGTCGGCTTGCTCTTGCGTGGTTTTTCCAAGCGCAAGTACCTCCTCAATACTGGCGGCGGTTTTTACCGTTTCGGTCTCTTCATCAAGATAGTTCAACGGGCTCAACGACACCGCGCCTTCTTTGGCTAAATCAAAGAATGTTTTTTTAACAATTTTCCCGTCTTTGATTTTTTCTAAAACTGTACCAACAGGGTACCCGCTAGAACCTGTAGCAATTTCAAGTTGTATAAAACCTTCTTGAACAAGATCAACAACGTCTCGAAGGTTCCAACTTCTGTCATACATGCGCACATCCGAACCCACATATATGCCGCCTTCTAACATAACAGGTACCCACCCCGCACCGGGGTCACGATCTGTTGAGATCAACTCTGTGACAACATGGTTATCTACCTTAATGTATTCCATTGTGATTCCTTATGCAGTGCGCACCCAAACACGCATTGTGCGGTTATTGGGTCTAACTTCGGCTGCCGTAGTTATTTGTCTCGATGCGTCGATATTGAGTGTGGTTGCCATAGAAAGGCTGCTACCGCTGGATACACCTCGGGTTGTTGAGCCTGACGAAAAAAACGGAGTACCTGCGACGTTTTGGGTCGTCATACCAGAAGCAGGGCCTCCTTGCCCGTGAATAACTATGGAGCCAGAGATGTTTTGCTGCGCAAACCCTTGCACCCCTCCCCCAAACGAGGACGCATTTCCGCCGGGAGTTCTAAAAAACACACCCTCGCTTTCAAAAAGCGCAGACCATGTGCCCCCAAACACAGTTGCAGGAGCGTTATATCCGGGGTATTGTGCATACGTAGCGCCAACTGGGAGCCTTGCAGTTCCGGTCGTGTCCTGATTCAGTGTAGGAAACGTGCAGTTTGCAAGGTTGCCAGAAGCGGGTGTGCCAAGGGCAGGGGTTGTCAGTGATGGGCTTGTAGACAGTACAACTGAGCCAGTGCCTGTGGAAGAAGTTACGCCCGTACCACCATTTGCTACTGGAAGCGTACCGCTGACATGCGTTGCCAAACCAATCTTGCCGTAGCTTGGGGCAGAGCCAACACCACCAGAGATCAGTGCATTGCCAACTGCTACATCGGCCAACTTAGACAGTGCAGTTGTGGTGCTTGCGTAAAGAAGGTCTCCCACGGCGTATGAAGTCTGTCCCGTGCCACCCAGCGGGGCCGAGACAGCGGTAAACCCAGTAGCCAAAGAACCTGCCGCCAGTGCGCCAGTACCTGTTATGCCCGTGTAACTGCCAGACAACCGAGAAGTGCCCAACGTACCCGTTGTGATATTTGAAGCATTGGTTGTGTCCGTTGTTGCTGAAGCTGCTAAACCTGAAACTGCCGCTGAAGAAATGGCGATCCCTGTATTTGTGACCGATGTAACTTGGCCCTGCGCGTTGGTAACAAAGACCGGGACTGACGATGCTGAACCATACGTACCCGCCGTACCAGTGTTGGCAATATTGAATGTGTAGGTTGGGGACTCACTCAGTCCTGTCCCTGCGGTATAGGTGATAGGGGCGGAAAACTGCTGAAAAACAATCGCCGTTGTGCCAATCGTTATCGGAGGCGCAGTCTGCTGCACCCAAGCGGTATTCACGTTAGCAGTTCCGCTGGTCACCAAGAAAAAGTCACCCTCGTCAATCTGGTCAACGCCTGTTCCAACAGTATCAAAGTCAGTTGCGCGGGTCAGTATGTACGGTGTTCCAGCAGAGCCAACCTGAGTAACAACGTAAACACCATTATTTGCGCCCGCCGCTTCATTTTTTACAAGTATGCGTTCCGCAACAATAGTAAGTGTTGAGTCCACAGACAAAGCACCATTAGCGTTTCCTGTAAGCGTTGCCCCTACCCCGGATGTACCGTTGTTGTACGTGTTTGCTGGTAGAGTTGTTGTAGTTGCTAAAGCTACAGCCTCATGGAAGTGAATGCCAGACGCAATCGCGTCCGCATATTCCTTGTTAACGATATCAGTATTGTTGACCGGGGTTGTGGTAATTGTGCCGGACGTGATATTTGCCGTCGTGATGTTTGCAGTGCTTGCGCCCAGTGTGCCAATATCTAAAAGGGTTACAGCAGACCCTGCTGCATCTAAATACACCGCCCTTTCCGCTGGGTATGTACAAAACACATTTTTTGAACCCGCAGCAAAACTAACCAAGCTACCGGAGTTACTGGACTCAAAAACGGTGGTACGGCTTAGCGTCGTACCCGAAGCTGTGTATGTGCCGATACCTACTTCCCACTCCCCTGTAGTTGGGTCGGCAATTGCGTAGTACGTAGTATTACCGTCGCCAATAATTGCAAAAGTTTGAAAACCAAAAACCGCACCGTTAAGAGTCAGTGTTCCCGTGCCAGTTGTAGTGGTGCTTTCTTGAACTCTATCTTTGACTACGAGTGCCATTTGCTCAACCCTGCGTTTTAATTACTTGCCATGTGTCAGTTTGACCGTCGTAGATGACTGTCCAACCAGCATTCTGGGCAGAATTGATGTCTTGCCAGCCGTTGGTCTGGGCTGTCCCAATCGTAGCCCAAGTCGTTGTCTGGGAAGCATTGATGTTGCCCCAATCTGCTGTTTGCGCATCGTTGATGATCTCCCAAAGCAGCCGTGCAATGATCTGATCTGCGGCCACCGCACCTTCAGTAATGGTAGCAAAAAAGACCGCACTTGCAAAGACCGCATCTAACACCTGCGCCGTTTCGCTGACGGAGGCATTAAAGGTGGAGGGGGCCACCAAAGTACTGTCGGAGCCAGCCGCAGCCTCAGAAACCGCAACACCAAACCCGGCGGCTGCGCTGGGTGTGTCCAGACCAGAAATAAGCTCGGCCACTGCGGCATTGAAATCCGCGTTTGAAGACGGTGTGTCCAGCCCTTGCGCCGTCTCCGCAATAAACACCGCGTACACAAGACCTCCTAAAACCGTTTCAAAGGCTTGGGCAGTCTCGGTTATGGCCGCTGCAAAGTCAACCAAGGCAGACGCAACATCCCGCGCCGTTGTAGCTTCGGCTATGGCGGCGGCAAAATCCACCAACGCTGATGTGGCATCTGAGGCGGTTGCGGCTTCGGCTAGGGCTGCTGCAAAGTCAACCAAACTGGAAACCGTCTCCGAACCGGAACTTTGTTCGGCAATTACTGCGTTGAAATTTGAAGCAGCTACGGCTACGCTATCGGCCCCAGTGGCGGTTTCCAAAATACTGCCTTGGAAGTCTGCGCTGGAAGCTACCGCATCCGCCCCGACAGCTTGCTCTTGGACATCTGCTATGAAGTCAACAAGTGCTGTTGTGTCATCCACGGCCACCGCAGTCTCAGTGATGTCCGCCAAGAAATCTGCGAGGGTTGATACCGCGTCTTCAGCAGTCGCACTTTCTTGTATATCGCAGGCGTAAATCGGTAGTGAAGATACAGTTTCACTACCCTGCGCAGACTCGTCAATTATTGTTGTAAATGTGGACGGGGCAACTAGTACAGTTTCTGATGCCGTCGATGTTTCCGCAAGGGCGGACTGAAATATTGCAAGTACCGCTGCTAGATCAGCGGCTGTTGCCGATTCACTAATAGAACTATCAAGCACTTGCCCCCCTGCTGGCAATGCAGCATAGGGGGTTTCAGCAAATGCGGATGTTCCAAACACTCATCAAGCAGCGTCGAGGCTGAACGTGTAGGTCACATTCAAGGTGTCGCCAGACACAACGGTGCGGTCGCCGGGGGACTGAAAATCAGAGGCTGAAAACAAAACACCTGAAGTGCCACTGGCCACAGTACACAAGAACGCGCCTGCAATAACGCCACCAGCGCCAGAGATGGCGAAGGAAGAAGGCGCGGCAGAGTTGCTGATAACTGAAGGGTCTGCGGTTGTAGCCGTACCAAATGTCACAGCCTTGCGTGAACCGGCGTAGTCGGTGTACTCAGTCCATGCTTTGGAAGCCAAGGTGTCGGCTGCGGCAAAGGTTGTGCCAGAACCGGGGCCGGTAACTAAGCCAAGAAAGAGTGCGGCGGTATAGGTTGCGCCCTTGAAGTACTGCGTGTTCATGTCTTGCAAGCCTTCGTTCATCACAAGGTTATGCTTGGAAGTACTCCACTTCAAGTTGCCGTCTTTGTCAAAACACTCGACATAGAACACGCCGCCCGCACGAGCGCCAGAGTCGGCTCCAGTACGAGCAACCAGCCCTGCGCTGACGGTGTCGGTTGATGCTGCTTTTTCGTTAAACATAGTCGCTCCTTATGCGATGCGGATGATTGCGGTTGTATCAGTGGCCGCAGGAAACTGCACCACAAATGTGTTGGCTGAAGTCTTGTCTGCGCCAAAGTCCAACACGCAGACTGCGGGGTTGGTTGTGCCATTTGCCTTGTAGATCAGTGCGCCACGAGCTGTGAACGCAC